TAATAAAAATGTCTTGATTAAAGGTCACTGTTCTGTTACAATTGAGGGTGATTCTGTTGTTCATATCAAGGGTGATAAAATAGAAAAAATTGACGGTAATCTATATCAGGAAATTTCAGGTGAAATGATTACCAACATCAAAGGTAAAACAAGTCTGATATCAAATGATGATATGATACTTGGTGTTGGAGACCCAGCTTCTGGCGTATTGAAAGTTCTAACAGGTGATGCAACATTCATTGAAGGTGATTTATCTGTCACAGGTTCAATAACTGGTTTATCAGTAAACTCTGATACAAAAGTAAATGCTAAGAATGGTGTTACTGCTGGTCATTTAGGGTTCGTTACAGAAACTGGTGGCGTATCTGTTGGCTTACCATTTTCAAGCCCAATAGGTACTATTAACTGTGTCAACACAATTACAGCAGGTATTTCTGTTAATGCACCTCTTATAAATGGAGGTATGGTTCAAGATTATGCAGGAACAATGGCGGGTATGAGATTTGTTTATAATACACACTTTCATTGGGCACCAAGAGGACCGACATCAACACCAATTTCACCAATGACTTTAATGTGAGGATATAATGTCAGGAGCTAATGTATTTGTAAGATTGAATTACGATTTTGATTCAACTAAATTTGGTGAAGTTGCTAATTTATCTAATGCAACTTTAACCTTTCTTGAGAATAATCCTGTCCAGTTAAAAACCTGGCAATCAACCGAGATTGCCAATGGTAATTTTATAAGAACTGATTACTATAAAAATCCAACAATAAATGTAACAAACGAATTGTGGAGCAACATAAATTTATTTAATCAAGTAATCAATACGATTGATGATTTTGATGCAAATGCTAATCCTAAATGTTTCGTGATTGCACCGATTACAAATGAGTTAGCAGCAAATCAAATCTATTATTTCCAAAGACATACCAATAACATTTCTGGGGTCAGTGTTTCAGTTCCAACATTTAATGAGACAACAGGTACTAATTTAGATTATCCTGACTATGATAAAGCAACAGGTTTAGGTCAAGAACTTCTTTTAGTATTGAATGAAACAGATGAATTAGCTAATGCTATTCCGTTGTTAGGTAATTTTACAAGTTTATTTTTAAATGATGATATAGATGAAATTTCTATATCATTGGGCAGCGATGCTCAAACGGTGAACAATTCGATTCGCGTTGAGGAAATAGAGAATCCAAATACTGACCCAGGTGCACCAGAAACAATTAGTGTATTATTATCAAATTTAACGTCTGGACAAATTGATACAATTCATACACACGCTAATACAGCAAACAATCTGATTATGAAAAGTCGTGAGAATGATTGGTATTTTTATAGAGCATCTGTGCAAATATTGGACGATTATAGAAAAATTGAAAGACTGACGAGATTAGGTAAAACACAGACTTATTTAATTGAAAATTTGATTGGAACTGAAAATTATATTGAAAAGTTGTCTGCAAATAACTAAAAAAGCGTAATAAATAAGATATGGCTACCGTAGTTACAAAAACAATAAAAAAATATAAAGATTTGGACTTGAATTTTAACATTCATCCAATCAAAAAAGATATCAATAAACACGTTGACGAATTGGCCATAATCAATTCTGTCAAAAATTTGCTATTAACTAATCACTATGAGAGACTTTTTCATCCAGAGATTGGGTCGAATGTTAGAAAACTGTTGTTTGAAAACATGGACTCAATTACGATTAGTGCATTACAGAAGCAAATACAGCAAACAATAGAGAATTATGAGCCAAGGGTAAGTGTCAGTGAAATAATAGTTATGCCAGAATATGATGATAACAGATTTTCAGTTACACTAACCTTTTTTGTTTTAAATAGAAGCGAACCTATAACAATAGAATTTTTCTTAAATAGAGAAAGATAAGAATGGCAGACCGTTTAAATGTATCTGAATTAGATTTTGATTTAATCAAATCCAATTTAAAAGAATTTTTAAGACAACAGAGTGAATTCCAAGACTATGATTTCGATGGAGCTGGTTTAAATATCCTATTAGATGTGTTAGCATATAACACACATTACAATTCATATTATCTGAATATGATTGCAAATGAATCATTTTTAGATAGCGCATCACTTAGAAATTCTGTTGTTTCACACTCTAAAAAATTAGGATATGTTCCCAGGTCAATTCGTGCACCACGTGCAATCATTAATATAAGTGTTAATAGCGGAAGTCCAACACCAGGCTCATTGACAATACCAAGAGGATATGAATTCTATTCAACACAGATTGATGGTATCTCATATAAATTTGTCACATTAGAATCATATTCAGAAGAAAAGACAGGCAACAATTATGTGTTCAATTCGATACCGATTTATCAGGGCGAATATGTAACTTACACATTCAATAACAGCTATTCAGCCAATCCAAAACAAATCTTTACATTACCCAGTGCTGATATAGACACAAGCACATTAGTCGTTTCTGTTAAACAATCATCCGTTAATACATCATCTGCAATATATGACAAATCAAGTGATGTTTTATCTGTTCAATCTGATTCAGAGGTTTATTTTATTCAAGAAGGTAGAGATGGTCGATATGACATTTACTTTGGCGACAATGTAATAGGTAAAAAAATACCCGATGGCGGTGTTGTTATTGCACAGTATATCATAACAAAGGGCGAAGATGCAAATAAATCTAACACATTTGTTGCAACAACACCTATTTCAGGACTATCATCAATAACTGTGAATCCCGTAACATCTGCGGCAGGCGGTAGAATAAGAGAAACGCCAGATGAAATTAAATTTGCTGCGCCATTAAATCTATTGTCACAGAATCGTGCTGTAACAAAAAACGACTACATTAGATTGATACAGCAAAATTATCCTGAATTTGAGGCAGTTAATGTTTGGGGAGGCGAAGAAAATGACCCTCCTGTTTACGGTAAAGTTTTCGTTGCAGCAAAACCAAGTTTGGGTTTTGAAATATCACAAACTGAAAAAGAGTATATTAAAGAAAACATTCTAAAACCGATTAGTATAATTACTGTTACACCTGAGATAGTTGATATTGACTACAACTATTTGAAAGTAAAAACACGTGTATATTACAATAAATCTAAATATGCAGGAACAAAAAGTGAACTCACAGCAGCACTTAAAAATGTAATTGAAACATATACTGATTCAAATTTGAATAAATTCAACAGCTATTTTCAATATTCTGGATTAGAAACATCAATTGATGCATATGATAAATCTATCATTTCAAATGAAGTGTCATTATTTGTCGCTAAAAAATTCAGACCAGATTTAATTAATAGCAACAATTATGTCCTAGATTATGGGTTTGAATTGAAAAGAGGAACTACAAATGATAACTTCTATTCAACCCCAGATTTTACTGTTGTTGATGAAGAAGGTATCTCAAGACAGTGTTTCTTTGAAGAAATTCCCTCATCATATACCGGTCTAGAATCTGTTACGGTCACAAATCCTGGTTATAATTACACAAGCACACCAACAGTGGAAATTATCGGCGATGGTATTGGCGCAACAGCAAGAGCAGTAATTGTTAATGGTAAAATTTCTGAGATACAAGTCCTAACACCAGGCATTAATTATACATCAGCAGCAATTCGCATAATAGGTGGTGATGGTTTGTTAGGTGAGGGTAAAGCTGTCCTTGAAGGTAGATATGGCAGAATCAGAGTATCATACTATAAAACAGATGAAGTGAGCAGTCAAAGCACAAAAATCGTTATCGACCAAAACTTGAACGATGGCGTTACCGGAACAATTGATTATCAATTGGGTAAAGTGTATATCAACAATTTTAATCCAACAGCAGTTAATAATGATTTCGGTGATATATTGATACACTTTGTTCCTGAAAGTAGCGTAATAAAATCACAATTGAATAAAATGCTTGTGCTAGACGGAGATGACCCAACAAGTATTGTTGTAGAGGTCAATGAAATTTAATGGAAAACATCTTAACTTCTAAATTAGTCGATAGACAATTACCAGATTTTGTTAGAAGTGAGCATCCTAAGTTTGTAACATTTTTAAAAAAATATTATGAATGGTTAGAAACCACATCTGGTGTCAATAATCAATTACGCCTTTTAAAAGAAGGTAATGACATTGACACAGCAAACACTTTTTATCTTGACCAATTAAAGAGGGATTTACTTCCATATTTTCCTGAAGAATTTCTTGTTGATAAGAGACTGTTTTTAAAATTAGTAAGTAATTTCTATAAATCAAACGGAACAAAAAATTCGATAAAGTTTCTTTTTCGTGCGCTGTTCAATGAGAACATTGAGATATATTATCCAAAAGAGGACATATTAAAAACCTCTGATGGTAAATGGGTATTACCTTTAGCACTCAGAGTTAATACTAATGATGTGAACATCTTCAATATCGAAAAAACTAAGATAACAGGAACAAACTCAAAAGCTACAGCTATTGTTGAGAAAGTAATAAGGTCTGTTGACAGACAATTAGGTATTACATACACAGAATTATACATTTCAAATATTCAACGTCTATTTGAAACTGGCGAATTAATAACAGCAACATACAATACAGGAACATCAAATGTAACTGTATCAGCAACA